GCGGTTGACGAGACATCGGACTTCCCTGACTTTCAGTTCAAGCTCGACGCTACTCGGGAGCTACTCCAGTTTCCCGAAGGGATTACCTTCTCCAACGGCTTGGGTTACACCGTGAGCACAAACGCGGGGCAAACAGCCGCAGCTATCTCCGCCGCAGCCGACCCCACCGTGTTCACGTTCAAGTAGTGAGGCAATAAATGGCCGCAGAAATCACCAGTCTCTTTAACCCACTCGGCACCCGCGTTCTTCGCGACACGGCTGTAACCAACAGCGCAGTCAACGGGCTGACCAATGCGTCTTCTACGATTTACGCCATCGAGTTTGACAACACCATGAACTCGTCTGTGACATACTTGAAGATGTATGAGAACGCCTCGCCAACCCTCGGCACGACAGCCCCCTCGTTTATTTTGAAGGCGGCTGCTTCGACGAAAGAATACTTCTCGATGCCCACGGGGATGGACCACAATACGGCGATCACTTACATTGCGACGACAACGCAGAGCAATAGCGTCGGCTCTCCGTCCGCTCCGTCCAACGCATGCACGTTGAACATCCTGTTTGTTCCGTAGGTTAGCCGCGCAGCCTGACAGAGAAGTATTCGGAATCTCCGAGGATGTCGGTCTCCGTGCCTGACCACTTCGAAGGCAGCGTGGATGTCGCTGGCTCGATGTTGCGCCAGACCACCCCGTCCTCGTTGAAGCGCAGTGTAGCCTCAAGCACAAGCAGGTTCTGTCCTCGCTTCAAAGCGATGAACGAATGGCCGCGCTTCCACGGCTCGTCCCACCTCTGGTACAAATACCAACCATTGCCTGTGCCTTTTGTGGTGAGGCCCATGTCGGTTGCCGTGGTTAGCGGGCCCCACAAGTCTTCACGGGCCCACATCTGCCACTGCTTGTAGCGGGTGAAGTTCCAGTCAGCCTTCGGATATACTTGGGCCAACAAGCCGTAGGTAAAGGACGAGCAGTCAATCTCGCGGGTGCCGGTGCTAATCAAGGTAGACGGAGCACCGGGCGTTCCAAAGGGGTAATCCACTTTGTGCCCGTATGAATAGTCCTCCCAGACTGGCAGGCATGCTAGGATTCGATTGCGGAGACGAGGGTTGCCCACCTCCGAGGGATACAAGCCAACAAGACATTGGTCCATCACGTCCTCACTAAGTCCCATCCAAGGGACATAAAATCGTAGCCTTCGGGTAACACGGTAGTCTGAACGAACACACCCGCGCAGGGAACATTCCGCAGGCAGCGCATAACCCTGCCCAGAGTGATTGGGTCATACGCCCTGTCAGGTAGAATAAACAGGGCTCTAGGGCCTCCTAGAAGAGCGCCTGCGAGCGCGACAGCGAGCGCCACTGTCTCTACCCCTGACGGCACGACGATGCCTCCACCGATGCCAAGACGAATGCGTCCGCCGGTCTCTGCAAACTCTGCCACGCCAATCTGCTCGGGGAGGTATCGGTTGATACTGTCCTCCAGAGAATCAAAGGCTCCCTTCACAAAGATGAGGGCCTCGTTGTCGATAGACTTTTTCAGGGCGATGGCTTCGTTAAGCTTCAGTGTGAGGTCAACGTTTTCCCTGCCTGCCTCAAACGATCGAACCTTGTTTGCCTTCGCCCACTCTTTTATGATGTCAAGCTCTCGGATGCGCTTGCGATAGGACTGGATGGAACTCTTGGTGGACTTGAGCATAGTCAACAGGGCCTTACGGTATGACCCGTGGTGCTTCACCTGCACGTCCCATCCGGGGACATCGAGCGCAATAGGATGGTCATCATCGTCTATGTGTGTCAATAGAAACTCGACTAGGCGAGCGTGTCCTCCAGTGAGCGCGTCCATCGCCATCGACACCACGTTGTCGAAGCGGTTGCTGCGGTCACCCCAGTCAACTTCCTCGCCGTCCACGATGAGGTGACAGTACAACTCCGTGCCTCTCGGGGCTAGGAACCGCAGGTCGGCCTTACTTCGGACATCCTTGCCTGCTGCATCGAAGGCGGTGTCGAACGCGCCGAGTTCAATCGAATGGATGATGGAGCTTTTGCCTGACCCATTGCGTCCGTAGATGAGGTTGTACGGCGAGGCGAACTGCAGGTCAATCTTCCCCTTCACGTTTGAGTAGATTGCTTCAATCATTTGTCCTCCTGATTGTGGTAGAACTCTTGGTAAGCAAAGCCTGCGGGGACGTGATCCGCCAGCCGACGTCTTGTAACAGTTGGGGGCTGCTTCACAGGCACAGGCTCGGGCTTCAGTCGAGAGACCTCATCAATGATAAGTTGACGTAGCCTGTCCTCGCTATGGCCTAGCGCATGTACCGCCCACAAGCACTTGTTCATCTGCTTATCTATGCCGTCCAGATTAACCGCAAGTCTGCCTATCTTATCATACAAGTGAACAATCTCGTCCTCAAGGCTTTGGGTCTTCTCTTGCAACTCACTTATAGGCGTGCTTTTCTGGTTCTTTGTGTACGACGCTATGCCATTTTCGAGCCGTAACTGCCTGACCCTTCCTACGCTAAGGGAATACTTGAGCCCGAGATCTCTGTCTGACGCGGTGCCCAGTTCTTTGATGAGTTCCTTTCTAGTCGGCGTCCAAGCCTTAAGTGCATTGTGTGGTTTTCTATTCATGTGTCCTCCCTAGACATCTTTCCAAGTCATTCCAATCTCTGCTTCCGCAGTGAAGGTAACGTCGAGCCCGTCCACTCTGCGTGTCAAGGTCTCGTCAACGATCTGCTTGACCTCTTCCGCCCTGTCTTCCGGCACCGACAAGAGCACAGCATCGTGTAGCTGATTGACGAGGCCCACCTTGTTGTCGAAGTCAAACGGGATGTGCTTCTCAACAAGCTCCAGCATGGACATCGCAACCACGGCAAAGCCTCCTGCTTGGACCCCGAAGTTGAGGATGGCGTTGTAGTCCTCCTCCGCGAAGTAGCGGCGGCGCATCCACACGCACTCGGCAGTGTGTCCGAAGTTCTTGAACTGGTCGAGGGTGTTCTTCCACCACGCCTCAAACTCCGGGGCCTTTGACTTCCACCGCCGATGCAGCACTCGAATCTGGCGCAGGTCGTAGTGAGCATACAGCATGTTGCCCTCTTCGTCCTCGGCCCTGCCGATTATCTCATGAACTTTAGGAGCGGACGCACCGTATAGCGAGGCAAAGCAGATTGTCTTCGCGAGGTTGCGGAGTTGCTTGAACTGTCCCTTGCCCTTGCCCATCTTGGTATCCGGCGCACCTTCCGCATTCCAGAAGACGTCCCCGAACATGAGGTCTGCGGTGAGGTTGTGTGGGTCAATCTCTTTCTTCTCGAAGGCGTCAAGGTAGTGTCGGGCGTCTGCCAAGGCGGAAGCGAAGCGTAGTTCAAGCTGGTCATAGTCCGCACCGACGAAGACGCAACCGTCTGGAGGGATGAACATATCTCGTAGGTTGAACGGGATGTTCTGGAAGTTAGGGCTAGACGAAGAAAGCCGTCCGGTAACTGTTCCATGTGAGTTGTAGTCAGGGTAGACGTATCCATCTTGCGTGTATCCTCCGGTCGGGCCAAAGTTTCTTATGTATGTGGACAGCAGCTTCTCTGCTCTACGGTAAAAGCGTAGCGCTCGGATGAACGCTAGCTGCTCTTCATCGGCGAGCGGATTGACGGACAGCGCGCGAAGAGAGGCGGCGTCAGTCGAGGGCTCGCCCGCGAGAGTGTAGTCGTGCGGAGGCAGCGCCCACTTGTCGAACAGCAGCCGACGCAGTTGAGCGTGAGAGTTAGGGTTGAGGTCAGGTTGCATCGACTGTATCTGCAGCCGCCACTTGCTTGCGATCTCGTTCTGCTCTTCCAAATGCCGCAACCGCGTGGGCTCGTGGATGCGTATACCCATGCGTCTCATGCCGACGCACAGCTTCTGCATCCGATGGTCGATGTCGATTAGGTGATTCTGCCCTCGATCGCGGACCTTGTCGAGCAGAGGCTGAACAATCCGGGCCGTCACAGCCACGTCAGTAGCGCAGTATTGGTGTAGCTCCTCGTCCGTCTTGGCGGTCACGCCTGCATGGTCGGCCTTCCACGCAGGCACATCCGTCAGCACCGAACCAACGAAGCCGAGGTTGTGCCTGAACTCGGACGCACCAAGTTTGTGCAGGAGCAGGGTGTCTACTAGAGGGGCAGGGGTAACGCCCAGATGCTGCTCCACAACAAGGCGATCAAAGTAGCCTGCATTGTGACCACAAATCCGAACTTTAGATCGCTCATCAAACACCTCGCGGAGCAGACGTTTAATCTCTTCCTCATCCTCCGGCGAGTAGAATCTTGAGACTCCATCAATGCTAAGGAAACCCAGCATTAAAACCTCGTCCTCGGTGCCTATCCCTATGCATCTAAGGTCCGCATTCAGCGCATCGATTCCGTCAGTTTCCACGTCGTAGGAAAGAAGCCAGTCGTTCTTCTCGGCTCGCTTGAAAAAGTGCTCCACGAGATCCGGGGGCGGGTTGTAGTGGACGAGCGGGTCTTCCCAGTTGAGCCGGTCCCTGTGGTGCCGAATGGCCTTCTGCACATCACTGTGCAATACGGGCGTCAAATGGGGCTGTGAGTTGAGTTGGTACGGATGGTAGGTAGGTAGAACCTTGAGGCTGTCAACGACCGTAGGGCCACCTCTGACGGCGTCTAGCGACGGGTTGCCGGGGAGCACAGCCTTGGTCGCAAGAGGGCCGCAGGTGATGACGGTGTCGTACCGAGATAGCTCCTCCTCCAAGTGTCCTCGGCACGCCTCGATAGGAGACATCTCAAGCGGTCTGCCTTGGGACTTGAGCCTGCGGTTTCGCTTCTTGAGAACCTGCAAAAACATCTTCGGGTTGTCCTTGGGCCACCGACACCCGACCACATACCCGTAGTCTACGTTGTGCGCTTTGACGCGGGCTGACTCGAGGGCCTCCTTCATGGCAACACCGTGCTCGTCTGCCCATGCTCTGCTCAGTGCGCTCGCCTGCTTCGATGGCGCGTCCCCCAAGACCAAGACGTCGGAGTCGTTGTGCAAAAAGTCCACCCGCTGCCAGCGGCCTTCGGACTGCCAGTATTTTCGGAGTGGGCAGCTACTGCACTTTGCTTTGTCGAAACCCATGCTAGCCCCCTTTGTGTATGTCGAGTGCGTCTTCAAGCCAGTCGAACCAGACGTCTAGCTCTTCCAGCGTATCGAAGGGCGGGCGCGTATACGTCCCTCGATTGTTGGCCACCAGCCCCCTCCGTTTAAGCATGGTGAATCCCGCCTTCTCTGTTGGAGTGCAATGCTTGCGCTCGACATCCCAAGTCTTCATCAGCCTCTCAAGCGCAGCTTTAGCTTTCGCGCACGGCTTGTAAAACTTGGGCTCCATGGTGTCTCCAAAAGCGAGGGCCTCTGCGCGGACAGGTGGAGGAAAATCGAGTAAAAACCTCCAGCCTGCCCTAACTCAGGAGTACGAATGAGCCTGCAAAGACCCCCGCTTGAGATAAATGGGACACCCCACGGAAGGTAACCAGCCCCCTACTCTACGGCGTGAAGGACGCACCACCGTAGAGATTAGGGTGCCCCAAGGTTTTAGAACGGCATGTCATCGTCGGGCGTTAGTTCCGCCCTAGCCACTCGAGCCTCGGCTGCGATCTGGATGCGGGACACAGCTTGCGCCTCGGTAATCCATTCCGCTTCCGCGAACGACCCTTCACCAATCGGAGGGGTGAACTCAATCCATCCCTGCTGACCGATGACGTGCTTCTCGTCGTCCAAGCCCTCGTTCATAATCTGCCGCGCCTCCTCCCCGCTGAAGCCGAACGACTCCAGCATACGCATCCACCGTTGACGTGGCCACTTGATCTCAGCAGTCGGAATCAGGATGCGACCGTAGCACACCTTGCCCTTCTCCGCTCCCTCGGTGACCGCAGCCATCCAAGCCATCATGTTGTTGCCGCTCTTGCTTACCTCGGGGGTCAGCTTGCGTACCTCAACTTGATAGATGCCTCGGGTCTCCAGCCTTCCGCCGGTCATGTCGTCTGTCTTGGCTCTAAAGATAACAGCCATCTCACTCTCCCTTGCTACTAAAAGTTGGCGAAGAACTCGTCCAACATGTTGGTTTTATGGCGGCGAATCACCGCACGATCAATACCGTCGCTGATTGCCCAGCGAATGTGTCGAGGGTCTTTGCCCTCATAAGCGAGCGCCATCTCTGGGCCGTTCTTGACAAGCCACTTCTTGACGGTGCGCTTGTCCTTCGCTCCGTACTCGATAAGGCTGTCGGCCACAGTGTCAGCAAGTTCGTCCATCCACTCCATGCCCTCGGGGCGCGGCAGGTCGTAACCTGTGGCGAGCATCACCTCGCGGATGTTGGTAGGCGAGTAGTCAGGCATCATCGCGAAGCGACTGCCGGTAATAAACTCAGGGGTCGTTGCGGCCTGATAAACGTAGGGCCACTGACTCAGCGCGTCGGGGTCGTGCTTCACGCGGACCACGAAGTCAGCCATCGCGGGAATCTTCTCGGGCAACTTCCACCCAGTGATGGATGGGTGTCCGGGGATGAAGACCATGTGGTTGTCACGGCTCACCTCGCGGGGTGGAGTCTCGTGCATCAACAGGAAGACGTGGCACTTGGCGTTGCGCGCCGCATCTCGCAGCTTGTACATGGTCTTGTTTAGAACATCGAAGGCTTTGAACCCTGCGTTGCGCGGCACGCTCTGGATGTGGTGAAGCTCGGAGTCAGCGATAAGACTGAAGTCATCGACGATGATTGCCTTGAACTTGCCCGATGCAGACGCCCGGTTGATCACGTCAATCAGCTTGGTCACTCGCGTGTCAGGCTTGACGACCCACGTCTCGGGCTCGTAGCCGATGTACTCGGCACATGATGTTCCGCCGACTGGACCGATGTAGAGCGCGTCGTTGGGGAACGACTTGATCATCCCAAGGGTCTTACCCTTCTTGGGCGCGGCGTAGATGATGCCGAAGACAAACGGTAGCTTACTCATGGCGTCCTCCTTCTTTGGTCATGAGGGGTTTAACTGATGTACGAGGAAACGCAACAAAACAATCTAGGTCCACGAGGTAAAGGATGCGGAAGGAGGGGTCAGCCTCAAGCTCGCCTCCGCAGAGGTCGCATGAGCACCCGGACCCGTAAGTCTGAAGCTCGTACTGAAACTCTGTGCCGCACGTCGTGCAGTCGTAGTTCATGTACTTCATGATCCCGGCCCCCTAGTTGGCTTGCCCTTCGTTTGCGAACAAGTGGCGAACCCGAAGTTTTCGCACTCCTTCTCTTCGACGGGGACGAGGATGACCTCCATGCTAGGGCGGAGACGCCTGTCCTTCTTCGCGTTACGCTCCGCGCACGCATCGCAGTACGTCAGGCCAGAGACCGTCCAGCCTTGATAAATCGTCTTGTACATCTTCATGATGCGTACTCCACGTTGCGGAGGATGTACTCAGCCGCTGCTTTCTCGCAGAATGCCTCACACTTTTCGCCAACACCGTAGACCCACTTGACGTCCATGGCTTCCTCGCGCTCGGTGCGGGTGAGCACATCCGCCATAAGAGCAGCGCCGATCAGTTGCTCCGCCAAGTCCCAGTCGCCTCC